CGTTCATGGGTAGCGGGACTACGGGCGTAGCGTGTGCGAAGCTCGGCAGGCCGTTCATCGGTATCGAACAGGACGCGGCGAGCTACGCGACGGCCAAGGCGAGAATCGACGCGACGGACCCGCTACTAGCGACTGCCTAATGTACGTTCCGCCGACAACCGACGCATGGCTCGCCCTGTACGCTCAGAGCCCCCGTGCGGCCCGCAAGTGCCTCTGGTACGCTGTTCGGCACGACTACGGGCTCGCACTGCCTTACAAGCGATTCTCGCCCGGGCACAGCACGCCGTTCGACTTCGTAGCCGATGCGTTCTTTCGGCAGGCGCAGGACGTGGCGGCGTGGGCGTGCCGGTCGGGCGGGAAGACGCTGGGGGCGTCGGTGCTCGTGGCGTTGGACTACCAGTACGGGCAAACCAAGATGTCGTCCCGCGTGCTGTCGGGCTCGCTTGACCAGGGCAATTTCCTGTATGCCTACTGGCGGAACTGGTGCGAAGGGCCGTTGGCGTCCAAGGCTCTGGCGGTCCAGCGGCATTTGACCTCGCTGGTCAACGGCGACTTGGAGATCCTGTCGGCCAGCGAGAAGAAGGTTCGCGGCGGTAAGGTCCAGCGGCTGTACGAAGACGAACTTGACGAAGTAGACCAGGACATAGACGAAGCGGCGGCGGGCATGATTGCCACGCGCAACGGCATCCCCGGTCGCACGGTCTACACTTCAACCTGGCATCGGGTGGCGGGCATGATGGGCCGTCTGGTCGAGGGCTGCCCTGAGAACGGCGTGGCCCTGCACAAGTGGAATATCTGGGAGGCGATCCAGCGTTGCCCGGCGAGCCGTCACGACCAGGGCCGCAACTGTGCAGACTGCCCGTTCGGCATAGTGTGCGTGGCCAAGGCCCGCGAATTCCACGACGACCCCGGTAGGACGCTTGGCATCGCGGCACAAGCCGATGGGATTTACGGGATAGACGACTGTATCAAGGCGTTCCGCAAGGTCTCGCGCACGACGTGGGAGGCCGAGTACGAATGCAAGCGACCGTCCGCCGAAGGGCTGGTCTATCCGGCGTTTGACGAGGGCCGTCATGTAGTCAAGACCGCGCCCGCCGACCTGGCTATCTATCGCGTAATTGACTGGGGTGCGAACTTCTTTGTCTGCTTGTGGATCGGCGAGGACAAGGACGGCACAGCCTACATCTTGGACACGTACAGAGCCGAACAAGGCACGATCCATCAGCATGCGGACCACATACTTGCCCATCGGCTGAAGAAGGTACGCGACACCTATTGCGACCCCGCCGGCCGGAACAAGAACGACCAGACCGGCAAGAGCAACGTCCAGGTGTTCGCGGGCAAGGGCATCACCTGCCACTACACGCTGAGCCCGCGACTGCGCGAGGTCCGCAACGGTATCCAAATGGTGCGGGCGCTGCTGGACCCGGCGACTGGCAGGCCGAAGTTGTACACCGTCGCCACAGACGCCAACCGGACATTCACGCGGGCAATGCAGAGCTACCTGAGCCGCAAGGTCAACGGCGTTTGGATCGACGAGCCGCAAGACCCGCAGGAATACGAGCACATCCCCGACGCCCTACGGTACTACGTTGTGAACCGGCAAGCGCCGCGGGGCATTACACGCAAACGACTAGGGGCCTCCTAGATGGCCGATCCGCAAAAAACTGATTTCGACCCGAGCGTGACGAGCGGCACCCACACCGAACTGCTCGATTCGTGGACGCTGGCCCGCGACTTCGCGGAGATGCTGTATCCTGTGTTGCTTGACGGCACGTATCTGGACGAGTTCGCCAAGGGCACGGCGGCAAGCGAAGCGGCCAGTCAATACACTTGGCGGAAGAATGCCAGCCTGGCCCTTGACCATTGCGCGGACCTGATTTCGCTGCGGGTGGACAATATCTTCCGTTCGGCTCCAGTGCGGTCTTTTGACGACTCGCCGCATGCCGAGTTCATCGCGGAGTTCCTAGCCAACGTAGACGGCGGCGGCACGAGTATGGACGTATTCATTCGCCGCCACCTACCGATGCACTACGCCCTGGGCACTGACTTTGTAGTAGACAAGCAGCATCCGCCGGCTGGCGTCGAGGCTACCAATCTCGCCCAGGAGCGGGCGTTGGGGCTCGTGCCGTACGTGCATGCGTTCTCGCCGATCGAGCGCCTGGACTGGTCAGTTGACCATGCGGGTCGGTATCTGTGGACGCGGTATGACCTGGGTATTGAGGGGTACACAGACGAGTTGGGCGGGGACGATCCGGTCCACCATTATCTGACGCTCACGCCGACCGAATGGCGGCTGTATTCGATGGCGGGCGACGACCAGGACCGCGAGACGACCGTGGAGACGGGCACGCACACGCTTCAGGTCTGTCCGGTCGTGCCGTTTTACTTCAAAGAGAGTATGCGGGCTGACTACCGCAAGGTGCCGCTGGGGCTGCTTACCCGGGTCGCTCCGATTGCCCGCTACCTACTGAATCTCGTCTCACAGATTCAGATTGACATCTACCGCTCGATTGCGTTCCTGGTCGCCACGGGCGTAGAGGCCGACCAGATTCCCGCCGAGATCACGCCGATGGGATGCTGGGCGTTGCCGGAGGGCGCAGCGCTTGACGAGGTGTCCGGCAGTACCGACCAGATCACGGCCAAGATCGTGTTTGCCCAGGTGCTGACGGAGGCCATTCTCCGCATCGGCAAGCTCACCGACAACACGGGGGAACTGAAGAGCCGCGCCGCGTCCGGTGTGCAGGTCGCCGTAGAGCGTACCGACCTGGACAACGAAATGCGAATGACGGCCGTACAGTTGGAACAGACTGAACGCGACATTGTGTGGCTGGCCGTCTGTCGGCACACGGGCAAGTTGGTTGACAAAGACGACCTGGGCTACAGCGTCGAGTACAACAAGAAGTACGTGCTGACTCCGGTGGCGGAACTTGTGCGCCAGGCGCGCGAATTTGCGTCGATGGGCTACGATCCCGAAGTGCCTTCGCTCCAGCGGCTGATGCTGAAGAAGGTGCTCGACTCGCTCGTCACCGAGGACGACGAGGAATACCAGACCGCGATTGACGAACTGGAGGCCGCGACGTTCGACGGGCTGGGCGTGGACGGGGACGCTGGGCTGGAGGCACGCGAGGAGCCGGACGCCAACGTAGACGCTGAGCAGACTGGCATGGCCTGATGTTGACGCGGGAAGTGTGCGACGAATGCGGGAAGGAAAGCGCCGTTGGGTTTGCTGTTCCTGATGATGTGTGGCGACTCTCAGTTCCACTGGCACACGCGAGGGGCGTCCTGTGCATTGGGTGTTTTGTCGCGATGGCAGATCGACGGGGCGTGCGGTGGGATCGCGACATCGACTTCTTCCCGGTGAGCCGGGTGACGCACGAGGAGGCGGTTGCCTAATGCCCGCGAACATTCGCAAGGCGGTATCCGTCATTCGGCCACTGATCGAGGGCAAGAAATGGGCGTCTCGACTGGACGGCCTGGTCGCCAGATACGCCACGTCGGCGTTCTACAGTCCGAACTCCGCCTACAGGGCCGAGACGGTGGACCGGCTACGGCGTGACATCGTGCGGGAAGTCGTGCGGCGGGACTTCAGCCTGGCGAAAGAAGCCGGGCGGGTCACAGCCAAGCCGATACTCGAAACGTTGACGGGCTCCGGCAAGATCACGAGCCTGGGCGACGTGCAGAACGTACTACGGCAGAGCAACCCCGCCGACCTACGGAACGAACTGCGAGCCATTCGCAAGGTGTTTGTAGCCGACCTGAAGACGCGCACGCAGGCGTTGAGCCCGGCGGTGGAGGCGGCATTCGCACGGGCGGCGCGGGACAAGCAAGCCAGGTCGCGGCTCGTGCGCAACATGATCGACGCCGACAAGGCTGAGTTCACGCGACTGCGTGAAGTGGAGGCTCAGATTGTCGAGCGGTCTGAGAAGCTACGCGAGGCGATGGGCACGGGCGACGGCCGCAAGATCAAGCCTGCACAGAAGGCCCTGCGCGACGCTAAGCGGGCCAGGATTAGCACAAAGAGCATGCTGGCCCGGTTCGCGGTGCAGGTCCACGCCGACGCACGGGACGCCATTCGGCGGGTCGCGCAGGAATCACAGTTCGCCTACTTCAAAGAGGCCGGATACGAGGTCTTCACTTGGGTATCGGTCAACGGTAGCGATGCCTGCCCCAGTTGCGAGGACCGGCACGGCATGACGCAGAAGGCGTCGGCATGGTCGGGCGACGGGCCGGGCGAGGGGGGAACTTTATGCGGCGATTCTTGCATGTGCATGCTCGTGCCGGACACCTACGCGGCGAGCAATCAGGGGTTGAAGAAGCCCATCCGCGAAGTGCCGGTCACTGGCAAGAATCAGCCGGGCAAGGGGACCGTACGCACGAAGCCAGCGCCTGAGCCGATCCGGACTGGCGGCGACGCAGCGAGGCAAGCCCGCGAGGTGGCGAAGCGAGCGAAAGACCCGGCGCGGCCCACGCCCACGAGACGGCTACCGGACAACCGGGCGGTCTACGGGACAGGCGGCAGGGAGTACGTTCGCAGCCCGTCATCTACGATGGCAGGCGACCAGGTGGTAATGGTAGACCCCAAGAAGGTGGACCGCTATTGGCGGGAGGACGCATCGTACTACGTGCCGAAGAGCGGCAAGGGCGGCGGCGCAATCAAGGGCCGATACGACCGATTCGGCAAGTGGATTGAATCCGCTGGCGAGCCCGTCGAGATGTCAGAGATGGGGTTGCGTGTTTCCACGCTCAAAGACGGCACTGAGGTTGTGGAGGTCGGCTTTGACAATGGTCGGCATAGATTCGCCTGGCTACGCGACCACGGGGCGGGCTCAATCCCGGTGGCTGTAGACAAAGGCACGGCCGCGAAGGTCGCTCGGCTTGTGGGCATAACCAAAACACCACAGTAGACACACCCGCTAGTCCAAGCCAGTACGGCGAGGGCCAGCGAACCGAAACCAATTCCCCGGCTACCGTAGCCGGACGGGGACAGGCCAGCCCAGTAGGGCGGCATGCCCACCACAGACCCCCCGGCGCAGACCGCGCCAGAGCCGAGCCCAGCAGGGCCAGGAGTACGCACCGTGGCAGACGAGGACACCCCCCCCATCGACGATCCGAACCCGACCCCCGACACGAAGCCGGACGACGCGGCAAGCGAACTTCAGAAGAAGTACGCCCAAGAGGCTGCCCAGTCCAAGAAATACCGCCAGCGGGCACAAGAAGCCGAAACCGAAGCCAAGGAACTCAGAGGCCGGGCGCTGTCCGAAGAGGACTTTACCCGGTTCAAAGAGTTGACGAAGGCCCAGGAAGACGCCGACCGGCAGCAGGCGGAAGACGCGGGCGAGTTCGACAAGCTCCGCAAGCAGGACCAGGAGAATCACAAGGCGGCACTCGCCGCGAAGGATGCCCAATCCGAATCGTACCGGGCCGCTTTCGAGGCCGTGGCTGTCACGCAGAGACTACAGAGCGCCCTGGCAGCCAAGGGCGTCACGGATGTCAACGCGGCCGCACACCTGATCCAGAACCTGTACGAGCAGCGGGCCGTGGCTGAGTTAGTAGACGGCTCGCCTGTGGTCAAGGTGGTGGAACGCGGTAACGGGCAGACCGTGCTGGACCCCGACAATGACGGGCTCGCGAGTATCAGCATCGACACGCTGGTAGCCGCATGGCTCGGCACCACAACGGGCCAGGCGTTCCTGCCCGCCTCGGGCGACACGGGTAGCGGCTCCCACAAGGGCGGCACTGATAACCGCATGACACGCGAGAAGCTGGACGCGATGTCGGGCGAGGAAACTGCCGCATGGATGCGCGAGCACCCGGACGACTATCAATCCATTCTCCAGCACGAGCGAGCCGAACGGCGTAAGGGCCAGGGCTCCTCCTAAAGGAAAATACCATGGCACGCAGTACCAATATGATCATTCCGGAGATTCTGGAGGATGCTCTCTTCCGAAAGAGTGCCGAGATCACCGACGTATTCAACGCGAGCAGTGGCGGCGCGATCACTCTGATTTCCGATCCCACCGAACAGAAGACCAGCGGCGGCGATTTCACCGAGCCCGTCCGCATCAAGCGGGCGGCCGACTTGATTACTCGCGCCGACGACATCAACCCGACCAACACGGCCACTGTGGTTTCCATCACTCAGGGCCAGGGCAAGCGGGTTCGGCTGGACCAGAAGATTGGTCCCGCCAAGTTCACGGACAATGAGGTGCTGCGCGGTTTCAAGACGCCGAAGCAGTATTCGCAGGCCCTGGGCGAGATGTTCGCTTCCGAAATGCTGGTCACGATTCGCAACCTGGGCATCTCGGCTGCGGTGGCTGGCGTGGAGGCGGCCGATACCACGGACGGCACGACCAGCAGCGCGAACATCCACATCAACGACTTCGCGTCCGGCCCGGTCGCTACCGGCGCCGCCGTCGCCACGCAGGCCCGCGTGAATCAGTTACTGAACAAGATGGCGGACGCTCGCGGCCGCATCAAGACGATGGTGATGCCGTCCGAAATCTGGGCAGACCTGGTGGGCGACACCATCAGCAACTACAAGTACACCGAGGTTGTCGATTCGGTGTTCTACACCGAGAACGTCCCGATTTTCGGACGACGCATGCTCGTGGCCGACGTGCCGGCGCTCACGTCCGACCTGTCCAGTTCGTACTACGACGAGTACTACATGCTGGGCCTCGGTGCGGGCGGCATCACCTGCCGCATCACTCACATGGGTGCGACTGAGACCGAACGGGTCATCACGGGCGAGGTGCCGTATTCCTTGTTCAGGAAGGATTTCACCGTCGAGATCGGCCTGTCCGGCCTGAAGTGGGCCGGCGGAATCAACCCGACCACCGCCGCGCTGGCGACTGCGGGCAACTGGGACGAGGACTACGAAGACCACCGTGACTGCGAACTGGTCAAGGGTGTCTTCCACAGTTACAACGGTGGAACCGAGGTCAGCTAGGTTGACAGCCAATCGGCCCGTAGGAACTCGGGCGGTCATACTGGGTAACGGCCCGTCCGTTGACAGCATGCCGCCCGAGTTCTGGGGCCGATGTTTGGAGGACGATGCAACTCTGTTGGTAGGCACGAATCGGGCGCTCTGCATGGCAGCGGTGCAGGGCGTCCGGCTCGATGCCTGTGTGATACGAGACGACTACCGCAAGATGTTCGCGGTGGACGGGCTCGGCTGGCAGTATCACCGGGACTATTGGAAGCCGTTTGACGGCTGGACGGTCGGCCCGGCTACGCATCGGGTAACGCACTGTGACGAGTTCGTGCGGTTCCTGCACGGCTGGCAAGTCGAGCGGGTCGAAGACGCGAACTATGAAGCCGCGGTTCTCATTGCGGATACCGTGGTGTTGATTGCCGCAAATTGGGCATGGCATCAGGGCTGTCGGGACATTGCGATACTCGGCATGGATTACTCGCCGGGCTGCGCGGTACTGGCCCCCGAATATCAGCAGGCCCCGCAACGGTGGGCGGACCAGTACGAGAAGCCCATCAAACCCGCGATTATCAAACAGACGCAACAGGCGAGAGAGACGGTCGAATCGCAGGGCGGACGCCTTGTGAATCTGAGCGAGCAATCGACGTTAGACGCACTTCCGAAGGTGACGTATGACCGTTGGCTATAAAGTCCCGGCCGTGTGTGCAGCCCGCGAATGGGAACTACAGATTGTCGAGGACGCCGTTCGTGACATCGGCGGGTCCGTCTATATGGAGATCGGCTCATTTGAGGGCGGCAGCCTGTGCCGGTTCGGCGGGGCGATGCTGCCGGGCGCGCGGCTGATTGCGATTGACCGCCCGCTAATCAACGCCGTGGGCACGCTGGAAAAGGCCGTCAAGCGTATGGGCGGCAACGGATTCGACGCCAGTTGCATCATCGCCGACTCGCACAAGATGAGCACGCTCAAAACCGCGAAGTCGGCGCTGGGCGACAGGCCTGTAGACGTGCTGTTTATCGACGGCGACCATAGCGTAGAGGGCGTGGCCGGCGACGTGGCGATGTATTGCCCGCTGGTACGCGAGGGCGGGCTTGTGGTGTTCCACGACTGCGGGCCGGTTGACCAGGGGCACGGGTGGGCGAGCAAGATGCGTGGCCCCCGCGAGGCCATCCGCAAGTTTGGATTGGGTCGCCGGTGCATGGTAGTACAGGAATGGGCGGGGTTCGGGCTGATCTGGAAATGAGGGTCATTGTCCAGGTCCGGTACAACCTGCAATGGGGCCAAGATTTCCCCCAGCGGTACGATCCGGCATGGTACGCCGAACGGTTGCACCTGTGGACGACGTACACGCTTCCCAGCCTATTGCGGCAGACGTTCACGAGCTTTGAATGCTGGCTACTGTGCGACCCTGCACTATACGAGTTCACCGTTCCGCTCTGGCAAAGCCTGCCGGATTCGCGGTTCCGCATGGTCTGGGACTATCGCGAGGCATACAGCCAACACGGATCGGAGCCGGTGCTGCTATGTCGGGTTGACTCTGACGACATGCTGCATCAGTGGGCGGTACGTGATATGGCCAAATGGTGCAGGCCCGGCCAGTACGTGCAACTGATGAATGGCTACTGCTATTCGCCGACGACCGGCGAGGTTAAGCGGTGGGTGAACCCGTCGCCCGCGTTCCTGGGCAAGATGTTCACAGCGGATGAATTCCGCGCCGCAACGGGGCTGGGCCATCACGGCGAGGTCGCTGAAACCAGTCGCAAGATCAACAGCCCGCGTTTTGTAGTCGTCTGCCACGGCAAAAACGTGTGCAATACGATGCGCGGGCGGTTTGTGGGAGAATTGGTAGAGGGAGAGGAGCGAGCGCGTGTTCGCAGAGAGTACGTTATCTGAGCCCTACTGTTCCATCGTCATCGTGAACGACGGGGAACACCGGCTCGGTCTGTTGGAGTATTGCCTACAGGGCCTCGCGGACCTGAACGCCGACGTGATGGGCGAGTGCGAAGTTCTTGTACTCAATCAAGACCCCGACGGCGCGGACGCGCGGGCGCTGTGCGCCAATCATTCGCTGCCGATGCAATGGCACGAGGCGGCGTATCCTGTAGTCGGCGGCGTGCCGCTGTGGGATTTGATGTCGAGTCTCCGCGACGTGCGGCCGCGATTGCACGGCCAGTATCTACTGGTACTGCACAAGGAATTCGTGTGGTCGCCGGGGGCGCTGGTCAATGCGCTGTCTTGGCTGCGTGAGCATCAGAATCCGATGCTGGCGGCGGCGAATCTCCGCAGGCTGGGCGAACAGGGCGGGGCACGGCACTGGTCGGAATCGGTAGACGCCGAAACGTCCGCCGTACTGGAGCAGGCCCTGGACACCGGGGACGTGGAGCAGATTACAGACGCGATTGCAGAGACGCCAACCCGCCGATGGGCGTTCTGGCAAGAGGAAGCGGTTCGCTGGTCGGGCAAATGGTTGGAAGACGTATTCTTTGCCAGGTTGGATTGGCTGGACTCGATACGGTTTTTCGGCCACGCCGAGCGGTGCCTGTTCGTGGACATCTACGATGTGATGCGGCGGTACTGGCAGGAGCTAGACGGCCGGTCGCTCGCGCCTCGCATGGAGCGTATCCCCGACGAACTCGGGTCGGTCATGCACCTGTACCATCCCAAGGGATACCCGCATTTTGGCGAGCGACTACAAGGCTATTTCGGGCAGAACCCGGCCAAGTGGGAGAATACGCGGTTCACGCCGGACGAGTTCCGCGAGATCCACGAGTTCAATACCGACCCGTACGCGGGTATCGAGGTCACCAAGAGCGGCGAAGTGAAGCGCGGCCGCAACCGGCAAGTACCGTTCCGGTGGCACGAGAACGGGGCGGTGTGGCGATACCACCGACGCGCGAAGCAGTGGTTGGACAACGGCGGCGCGGACGACCTGAGACAATGGCTGGGCTCCGGCAAGATCGTAGACCCGCCGCGACGGCCCACGTCGGTTGTGCTGGCACCCGATTGCCGGTGTCTACTGATGGCGGAGAATCGGGAATGGCGAGACGTGTCAATGCCGTTCAAGGCGCTGCTGGCTGGGCTTGACAAACTAGGACACCCGGCCGAAGTGGTCGCCGTCAACCGGAAATCCAAGTGGCCGTTTGTCGCCGAGACGCCGGATTGCGTGTGGGTCTGGAACGGCGGCAAGGGATACCGGGGCAAATGCGCAAGCAAGTTTTCAGATCGCGGCATCCCTGTGTTCCTACTGGAGCGCGGCTTCTTCCGTCGCCATCAGTACACGCAGGCGGACCCGTGCGGGTTCAACCATACCGCCTCTTGGGTTGCCCGGCTGCCCGAGCCTGCGCCGGACGGCGGGGCGGAACGGTTCGCCGAAGTGTGGGGCGGGAAGCCGAGCCCGATGCGGAAGCGTGCCGGATACATGCTCGTATTGCTCCAGACGCCCGGCGATTCGCAGTTGGCCGCATCGTTCTACCAGTCGCCCGGCCCGCTCGTCCGCGCTGTAGAAGCGGCATGCCCTGACGGCCTGGACATTCGCGTGCGGGCACACCCGCTGCATAAGTGGGGCTGCGGCACGGCATGCCGGTCACGGATGATCGGCGGCACGCTGCAAGAGGCGGTCGAGGGCGCGGCGTTCTGCGTCACGAACAACAGCAACGCGGGCAATGAAGCGTTGGCGTGGGGCTGCCCGGTCCTGAGTATCGGCCCCAGTCTCTACAGTGCGGGCGGGGTCAGCCCGACCTGCACCCCGGCGACGTTGCGCGACCATATCGAGATGATGGCCGAAGGCTGGCGGCCGGATCGTGCGAAGTTGAACAATTACCTATATTGGCTCGCGGCCCGGCAATGGTCGCAGGAAGAGATCGCTGATGGCGAATGCCTCCGATCCATCCTCGCCGAGACCGCTTGACGGCATACCGGCCGTCGTTATGGGCACGGGGCCGGACCTGCCCGCCGACCGGCTGACGGACTTCCGCGAACACTTCACTATCGGCGTGAATTCGCTCTGGCAGAAGGCCCACTACTTCCTGCCCCGCGTGTCGTTCTGGATCGACGGCGACGTGCCGAACCTGTTCCCGGCCTGGCACGCTTCGTGCCTGTGTGTATGCGACCGATCGGCCGCGCCGACCGATACGCACCTGTGGGACGAGAATCGCCCTGTAAGCCTTCCGGCGTTCGGGGGCACCCTACCAGTCCAATGCGGCGAGTTGTCGCCTTACAACCTTATCCTCCGCCCGAATACGGCCGTTGTCGCGGCTCTGTGGGCTCTGTCGCTGGGCTGTGCCCCGGTCGTGATGCTGGGGTGCGGTTGTGAGGCTGACGATCGGCGGCCGGACCAGCACGCGGCGATGACGGCGGCGCTGAGCGAGTTGGGCGAACAGCACTACAGGGTCGAGGGCGAATGGCGGGATACGCTGTGGCTCTGGCCCCGGTGCGTGATTGAAAATCCCGTGATGTGGGCGAGCTATACGCTGTGCCCGCGCATGGTGCATCCGGGCGGCGACGAGGCCGTGCGACGAATCCGCGAATTCTACTGCCGCACGAGGTGAACTGATGGGCTTGTACGAACGCCCAGCCCCGTAGGGGCGATCCGAAAAAAACAATGACCACAGACACGAGGTGACCTGATGAAACCGAGCGACATCAAATCCGCACTCAGCAACATCGCCGCCGACATTGCGCGGGCACGGCAACAGTCCACGCAGGCCA